TTTGACAGATATTCAGTTTGAAACAACAACTGGAGGAGAATCATTTGTGGTGTTTGGAGCTTCATTTAGATTTTCTTATTTTGAAATGGTTGGAGCATCGTATACTACAAATGTAGATGGATCGCCATCTATTACAGTCGAAAGACAGCTGTTATAAATACTTTATAGTATGGAGTTATATTATGATTGATTTGAAAAGCATCCACGAAATGTGGAGCAAAGACTGTATGATTGACGAAATGAAACTAGATGAGTCATCACGTCAAGCACCAATTCTTCACGCAAAATATTTAGAACTACTATCAACTGCAAAACTTCAGTTGAAGCGTGCAGAATTTTCTCAAAAAACTCTCCTCAAACAGAAATGGTTATATTATAATGGTAAGATGGATCAAGAAACCGTATCGGAACTTGGTTGGGAAGCTGATCCTTTTGACGGTCTCAAAATACTTAAAGGTGAGCTTGATTATTATTATGATAGCGATCCTGAAATTCAGAAATCGGAAGAAAAGATTCAGTATTTCAAGACTCTTATCGAAACCCTTACCGAGATTATAAGTAATATTACTTGGAGACATCAGACAATAAAGAATATGATTGAATGGAAAAAGTTTCAGTCCGGAAATTAGATCACGCTAATTTACATGTACAATGCGATAGTGGTGTAGCACAAGAGCTAAATGAATTCTTTAGCTTCTATGTGCCGGGCTATAAGTTCATGCCAGCTTATCGTAATAAAATGTGGGATGGAAAAATTCGTCTATTCAATCGAAACACCGGTGAATTGCCAGCGGGTTTAATTCATCACTTATTTCAATTTTCACGCTCTCGTGGATATATACTAGATCAAGAACAAAGCAATTATGGTCTACCTTACGAGAAGCAACATGTGGATATTGGACAACTTAATAGTTTCATTAAGTCTCTTTCTCTTCCTTTTGATATTCGTACATATCAGTTGGATTGCGTTCAAAAGGGACTAGAAAGAAAGCGTGGTATATTATTATCACCAACAGGATCTGGTAAATCTCTCATCATTTATGTATTGATGAGCTGGTTTCTTTCGCGTCACAAGCAAAAGGTTCTTATTATTGTACCGACTACATCTCTAGTCGAGCAGATGTCTAATGATTTTGTTGAATATGGAATGCCAGAAAAATTAGCGCATAAAATATATTCTGGTAAAGATAAAGATACAGATTGCCCAATCATTATTTCGACATGGCAGTCAATCTATAAGTTACCGAAAGTATGGTTCAGACAATTTGGCATGGTGCTAGGTGATGAATGTCATGGATTTAAGTCTAAATCACTTATGTCAATTATGAATAAATGTGCAGAAGCAGAATATAGATTTGGAACGACAGGAACATTAGATGGAACTCAAACACATGAGCTGGTCTTACAAGGACTCTTCGGCAGAACTTATAAAGTCACCACGACAAAAGAATTACAAGATGACGATCACTTGGCACAACTATATATCAAGCGACTTATTTTGGATTACAGCGAAAAGGAAAGACAAGACTTTGGCCAGCGAACGTACATGGACGAAATCGATTACATTGTCTCAAAACAACAGCGAAACAAATTCATATCTAATTTGGCCTTAGATCTTAAAGGCAATACACTAGTACTTTATAATTATGTAGAAAAACATGGTAAGCCACTCTTCAGTATGATCGAAGAAAAATCAGAAAAGGAAAGAAAAGTTTTCTTTGTTTCTGGAGGAACAGCTACTTCTGACAGAGAAGCTATTCGTAAGATCGTGGAGAAACAAAAAAATGCTATCATTGTTGCTAGCCTTGGCACCTTTTCTACTGGCATTAATATTCGTAATCTTCATAACGTTATATTTGCATCACCTTCTAAATCTCAAATAAGAGTATTACAATCAATTGGTAGAGGATTAAGAAAATCAGAAGATGGCACAGATACTAACTTATATGACATTATAGATAATATTAGTTGGAAAAATAGAAAGAACTTTGCTTTGATTCATGGAGATGAAAGACTAAAAATCTATGGTAAAGAACAGTTTGAGCATAAATCTTACAGGATCGATCTGATATGAGTAGTATTAAACAATTCAAATTGACAAATGATGATGAAATTATATGCGAAGTACTTCAGTTTAATGATGAAGAAAACGATGCTATGATTATTCGTGGTGCTCTTCGCATCGTCAACGTCGAAGATTTTTCACGCGGCGTACGATTTTATGCTTTTAGACCGTGGATGGGATTTAATGATGATCCTGAATTGCTTCAGACTCTTAACGCTGTGCATATTATTTGTGAAGCTGATCCGTCAAAAGACTTACTTACATACTATGCTAATACTTTAACGAAGCTTAGACATAATGAAGCTAAAAAGCACATGCCTCTCGATGAAATTGCTAAGCATTCTGAAGAAATGGATGAAGAAGAATTTGAAGCTTTTCTCGATGATTACATTCAAAAACAAAGTACAGAAGTAGATTCAGCTTCACCAAATATTATTCAATTTAAACCAAAGGGCACATTTCATTAATGGCTTTTTTAGTTCATCCACTACCACCTATTCCAGTCTATGTAAGAAAAGAATATCTCTATGATCTAGAAAAAGGTCATGGCGAATACACGCCTGGCATCTGGATCGCAGTCAAATCAATACAATATAAAGCGCTATATTTCGAAACGTTATTAACAGAATACGGAGCATTATATGACAAACTTCCACTCTCTGCTTTTACTTGGAAAACAGACGTTGATATGGACGATCTACATGAGCTTGATGTTCTTCAGCTCTGGGATTGTTTTGACTATCATCTCACAGTTATGGAAAAGCCTATTCTAAGTCGGTGTGAGTTTTTCGGAAAAGACAAGAAGATGCATGCAGGTGAATACATGTTTACAATTGATAACGCGCACCCTGATAATTCTGTGCTCGATATTAATTTTAGTGAACATGATCCGGAGCATAAAAGCTTTAATGTAATAAAATTGGATAATGGACAATTTGCAGCTCAACCTAATAATAGAGTTATTTTTAGAGATTCGAGCTTGACGCCCGATAAATTAAAAATGCCAGATTTCAAAGTATGCACTCAGAACTATGCCGTTGAAACAGAACCTAAATGGTCTGTTGGACATACCGATGAGTGGCAATACAAGACTGAGGATGGCCGGTAATATCCGCTCCCCAAAAAACCTTAATTTATTATACCATATCTGGCACAGGTGTACACTACTTTTTTTCGCACTAAAAACAAAATTAAGGTATGTACAAACTGATTAGATAGTTGTATAATATACATAATGAAAGGATTCGATATGGCTCGACAAAAAAGAAAAAGCATTCACTACGTTAACAATGCTGATTTCTCTCAAGCTGTGGTTGAGTACGTTGAAAGGGTAAATGCTGCTAAGGCAAAAAATGAACCTCTTCCAGTTGTAACTGATTATATTGCACAATGCTTTTTAAGAATCGCCGAAGGTTTGTCTCACAAATCTAACTTTATTCGCTATACATATCGCGAAGAGATGGTAATGGATGCGGTTGAAAATTGCTTAAAAGCTATTGGTAATTATGATCTAGAAGCTGCGACAAGAACTGGAAAACCAAATGCCTTTGCTTACTTCACGCAAATTACGTGGTATGCCTTTCTTCGAAGAATTGCAAAAGAGAAAAAACAGCAAGACGTAAAACTTAAATATCTTACACAATCTGGTATTGAAAACTTTGTAGATCTAGAACTAGGAGATGAAATGAGCCAGCAAGTTGTTAGCGCTTTCGTAGATAATCTAAAAGATAGAATCGATAAAGTAAAACTACAAGACACTGTGATTAACGAATACGCAAAACAAGAAAAGCGTAAGAAAAGAACAATCACTGCTGATTCAGACTTAAGTGAGTTTATGACATGAAAAAGACAAAGATGTACCGCGTTGAAGTACAAGAAGATGGAGATGATTTAGTTATTGAATTTCCGGAAGAGATTGTAACCGAGCAAGGATGGGTGACAGGTGATACTCTAGAGTGGATTATCCATGATGATTATGTAATTTTGAGAAAAAAACCAGATGAAAATAGCGGTACTGAATGATACCCATTGTGGTATAAGAAACTCTTCAGAAATCTTTCTTAAGAACTCTGCTGATTTCTATGATAATGTGTTTTTTCCGGAATGCGAGAAACGTGGTATTACACAGATCTTGCACTTAGGCGATTACTATGATCATCGTAAGTTTGTAAACTTCAAAGCACTCAATCATAATCGTAAACATTTCTTAAATGAGTTACGTAAACGTGGTATGCATATGGATATTATTCCTGGCAATCACGATACGTATTATAAGAACACGAATGATCTAAACTCATTGAAAGAATGCTTGGGTCATTACATGAATGAGATCCATATTATTATGGAACCAACTGTAATGGAGTACGGCTCATTAAAGATTGCTCTTATCCCTTGGATTTGTGCTGATAACTATGAGCAATCAATTGCATTTATTAATGACTGTAAAGCTGATTGGTGTGGTGCTCATCTTGAGCTCGGTGGATTTGAAATGGCGAGAGGCATAGAATCTCATGGTGGAATGAATCACAAACTTTTTGAAAAGTTTGAACTCGTTTTGACTGGTCATTTCCATTGTTCTTCTCGTAAAGACAACGTTTGGTATCTTGGTAGTCAAATGGAATTTTTCTGGTCAGATGCTGGAGATCCTAAGTTCTTTCATGTGATTGATACTGAGACTAGAGAAATCGAAAAAATTCGTAATCCATACACTTTGTTTGAAAAAATTGTTTACAATGACGACAAAATGGATTATAATAACTATGATGTAAGCAACTTAGATAAGAAATTTGTCAAGGTTGTGGTTGTGAATAAATCTGATACATTTGTCTTTGATAGATTTATCGATCGTATTCAGAACCAAGACATCTATGAGTTGAAGATTGCTGAGAACTTCCAAGAGTTTATCGGTGAGAATGTAGATGATGAAGGCTTGGATGTCGAAGACACTTCTCAACTCGTGGATGATTACATCGATGGAGTCGATACTGACTTGGATAAAGCTCGCATAAAGGTGAATATGCGTGAACTAATGACAGAAGCACAGGCTTTAGAAATAGCATGATTTTATTTAAGAAAGTACGATGGAAGAATTTTCTCTCAACTGGAAATTCTTTTACAGAAATCGATCTTAACTCTACAAAGTCTACACTTATTGTAGGACAAAACGGTGCTGGTAAATCCACAATGTTGGATGCCATTTCATTTGCTCTGTTTGGCAAGCCACATCGTAATATCAATAAGCCGCAACTGATTAACTCAATTAATCAGAAGCAATGTGTTGTTGAGGTCGAGTTTAGCATAGGAAGTTCTGACTTTAGAATTGTACGTGGCATCAAACCAGGAATCTTTGAGATCTGGAAAAATGGCACCATGATTAATCAGTCTTCTCATGCTAAAGAATACCAGAAGATCCTCGAGCAAAATATCCTCAAACTAAATCATAAGTCCTTTCACCAAGTGATTGTATTGGGTTCCTCCTCTTTTATCCCATTTATGCAACTCGCTTCAGGGCATAGGCGAGAGATTATTGAGGATCTTCTGGATATTAACGTTTTCTCAAAGATGAATCAATTGCTTCGAGATAAACAAAGTGTACTCAAAGATAAGCTTAAAGATTTATCCTATCAGATTGATCTGATTAAAAATAAAATTGAAACTCAACAAAAATATATTCGTGATGTGAAGACTCTTACTGATCAGAATATCACAGAAAAAAGAAATAAGATCGCAGATAATCATACTGAGATTGATAGTCTACAATCGACAAATAGCGCTTTATCTGAAGAGATCGATGGAGTACAAGAGGAGTTACAAAATGAACTCAACACGTTACATGACAAAAGGCAATCGCTCTTACAATACTCTGCTCAGTTCAAGCAGCAAATGGCAGCAGTCGTTAAAGATGCGAAATTTTATGAAGAGCATGAAAACTGTCCGACCTGTGATCAAGGTATTGATCCGGAAGTCAGAAAAGGAAAGCTCGAATCTTCGAAGGCTAAAGCCAAAGAACTTCAAAGCGCCATGGGTAAGCTCTCTGAAGAGTCGACTACAGTTGAACAGGCTATTTCGTCTACAAATGACGCACTTTCCGAGATACGAGACAAGCAAAGTAGCATACATTCTAACAATCAGCAAATCACCCGGCTCCAAACAGAAATTAGATCTATCGAAGAAGATATATCTGGATCAGCTACTGCAGATTTAAGACAGGCAGAAGAAGATCTTAAAACATACGATAATAATCGTAATGCTTTACTCGAAGAAAAGTTTAAGCTATCTGATGATATTTCTTACAATACTGTCATGGGTGAAATGCTTCGCGATACTGGTATTAAAACAAAAATTATTAAGCAGTATTTGCCAGTTATAAATAAGCTCGTTAATCAGTATCTTCAAGTACTCGATTTCTTTGTACATTTTGATTTG